CATATATCAAGGCCGATGCCCTGTGCCGTCCTCGGGTTGAATATCTTATCAAAAAAAAGCTGGATATCAGTGCGCGGGTCAATCTGCGTATTGATGCCATCAACAAGCGCTCTTATGGTCGGGCTTGCCGCGTATTGGCTCTGTACTGTTTCTTCTGGATAAAGCATTGTTCACCCCTACGTCAGCACTACAACGGTCACGTTGCTTTCATCCAGCACTGGCTCCTCATCTGCATCAACGTCTATCTGCGTTGTCCAGCTCCCTCCGGAAACCGGAGCCGCGATCTCAACGGTGACGAGGTCATTGGCGCCGCAGGCGATGATATCACCGTAAAAACGGCTTGAGTAAATCGTCTGCGCTGTTCCGGCCCTTGAGAACGTGGAGCCGCCATTGAAATTTTTCACCACGGCGTCCTTGATAAGCTGCTCGATATCGGCGGGGGTGCTATCCGTTTCGCGGATCGTCACCGTCACGCCAAACTCCAAATCAGAAGGCCGCTCAATGTAATAGTTGTACGTCGGGGCAAGGGCTATCGTGTCATCCGTGTACGATATCGCGGTGTTGCCTGCCGTCCCGCATCCTGCGTCCTTATTGCGATAGATCGCCCCCGCGATATCGTCGGCGCTACCTCCGACAATCACGATCCAGACGCTGTGCGCTGGAATGGACACGCCGTGTTTCGTGACCGCGCTGCTTGTGTTATTCTCAAGCACAGCGAGGTCAATGACACCCTCGATCGCGCTGAGCGCGGAATAAAGCGCATTGATGGAGCCGCGAGCGTTAATTGCCACAGAGTTGTAACGCCGCTTTTCAAAAGCAAGCTGCGTTTCCGCGAGCGTCCCCACGACCGCAGACGACGTATTGCTCACGCTGTCCCAGCCCGGCGTAACAGTCACGATCTTGGTCAGTGTGTTCGCACTTGCTGCCACTTCTCCTGCTGTCTGGCACTGGAAATTCACCGTGACGGTGCCGCTACTCGGAATTGTCTGCGTTTCAAGAGCGGCCCACTGCGTATTATCGGCGCTGCTCTGGATAAGCGATCCCGCAGCAATGACCGTCCCTTGAAGGCCGCTACATACGCAGGCCGCGACGGAGTTGGTTGCGGTAGCCGGAGCGAGGAAATAAATCTGCCCGATCGCAGCCTGCCAGACACCTTCGGCAGTAAGTGGATTGAATTGGTTTGCAAGATATAACAACTCAGCATCTTTATCCGCAATAATTGCCGAAATGCTGTCTATAAGCTGCCCTGCGGGTGTTTCCGGGGACGTATCGAGCGGCGGCAGGCCGTTCTTTGTAAATGCGCTTACGAACATGCTCGCGACGTCCGCGCGGATTTCCGCAGTGGAAGGGGCAACCAGCCCCGTATCCGGGTTAAAACTCAACACTGGCTGTTTCCCCCGTTGTCAAGGTCAGAAGTATTTCGCCGCCTAACACGCGCTCATACCGATCGAAAGTCACGGTGGCGTCGGCTACGCCCTCGACACCCCGCGCGGCCTCAAGGATACGGGTGCGCAAGATCGAGTATGGCGGCTTATGCCCCAGCTCAATCGAGAAGTGCGGAATGCCCTTGTCTGCATCAAAGAACGCGTCATCCGTAAAAAGCCGCACTGCGTTGGCGACGTTCTGCGCGATAGCATAAGGGCCGGACACGGTGGCGATCCCGCCGCCCGCGTTCAGCGTCAAGTCCCAATCTGCGTCAAGCATAAGTGTATGTGCCATAGCGCGCTCCTTGTCGATGGCTATGGCACGAAGGGATACTTTGGCGCAATCAGCGCAGCCGCAATCGGTCTATCATCATCCTGCGCTTAACGTCGCCCGATATCGAAAGCCCCTGCCTACGGTCAAAGTGCCGGAGGGCCTGCGTAGTCGCGTCAACTTGGTCATCATGCGCGACGGAAGGGAACTGCGTCAATTCGGTGATGTAGTCCTTGACCCAAGGATGGACTTCGGGCGAGGGGATATAGACATTGCCCGCTTCAAACAGGGCCGTGACTGCGTGAGCGCGGGCCGTCTTGCTCCCGTCCGGCTCAACCGGGATTATGCCGGGAATATGATGCTTGAGGCTGTCTATGACGGCAGGGCCGTTAGCTTTGTCTTCAACCAGTTTCCGGGTAGCCTGCGGATATTTCGCCGCCAGCGCCTTGAAGCGCTCCATCGTATCGGTGAACCCCCAGCGCCCGCGCATCTGGTCAATGAGATAGAAATCCGCGCCCTTGCGCCCCCAGACCTGACCCACGACAAAGTCCGTGTCCAAGCCTTCTTTGAACGCCATATCCCACGAAATGACCATGCTATTGAAATCGGTCGGCAAGTCTTTAGGCAGCCAATACTTCAGCCATTCTTCCCGGAAGATTGAGCCACCTTCCGGGGTAGGGTGCTGCTGATAGAGGGCCTCCCAGTCACGCGTCCCAATCGCAGTCTTGATTTTGAGCAGCTGTTCAAGCGGGTAGCGCTCCTCATGAAGCGCCTCGCCTTGCTTTCGGTGCGGCTCATCGGCCTCCGCGATCGCGGGGAAGTTGACCACGCGCCACTTGTCACCGTCCCCGCTCGCCTCTTCAGCAAGCAGGCGTCCGGAAAGATCGTCAGTGTGCCAACGCGTGTTGATGATAATAACGCCGCCGCCCGGAGCTAGACGGGTATACAACGTGCTGGTGTACCACTCCCATATGTTTTGCCGGATCGTCGGGCTATCCGCGCTCATCCTATCCTTGAACGGGTCATCTATGATAGCGATATCCGCGCCCATGCCCGTGATGCCGCCGCCGACGCCGGAGGAACGATAAACCCCGGAGTGTCCGACGATCTCAAATATGTCGCTGTTTCGCATGTAGGCGCTTTGCGCGGTTGTCCGCACGTTTTTTCCATACAACCGCGTGTCCGGAAAGATGCGGGCATAGGTGTCCTCGTCCATGATGCGCTGGACGTCCCTGTTCATGCGGGACGCTAGGTCAGCGCTATACGAAGTGCTGATGATGCTGAAATCCGGGTAGCGCCCGAAACAGTAAGCCGGAAAGCGTCGGCTCGCGATCTCGGATTTACCGTGACGGGGAGGCATGGTGAGCATAAGCCGGGGAGATTTTCGCGCGATAACAGCGTCAAGGAAGGCGTCAAGCTCCAAGCATATTTCAGCATGAACCCACCCAAGCTGATAGTTGGGCAGGGTTGCTAAAATAAATGCCGCTAGGGAGCAGCGAGGCAGATTTAACCGCATATCTGCGAGTTGCTCCGGGCTGAACTTCGGACGTCGTGCCATTATTCCCCGCGAAAGGCCGCGCGCGCCATGTCAACAAGTTGCTCAGGGCTGAAACTGGACAAGTCAACCGTTGTCCCTTTCGGCGTCATCGAGCCGTCAGGGGAAGTCATCTCAACGTGGTTGGTTTCCCTCATGCCAAGCTGCGTCTTGCAGTAAAAAAGCAGCTCAGCGGTGTTCCCGGCCTGCGCGCGCTCAAACAGCGTCTTGCGTATGCTCATATGCGCTTCGCGCTTTCCTTTCCGGAGTTCATCGCCATAGAGCTTTTGCAGGGTTTCAACGCACATGCCGAGCCGGGCAGCGATCTCTTCTTGCGGCTCGCCATACTGTGAGCAGGCTTGAACAAGCTTCGCGGCCTGCTCGTCACGGAGCTTAGGCGGGTGCCCGCGAGGGCGATTGCTCTTGGTTTTCTTCAACATTTTTATACCTCCAATGAAATAGGCCAGTTTTCTATGAACCCGTCAACGATCGAAGACAGCTCAGATTGCGCGTAATCAAACGGATTTACACGCAAAACATAGACGCCGCCATATTGCAGTTTGAGGAGGGAATTGCGCGCCCGGACGTAGTTTGCATACACCTTGTCCGTGCTGAACGGTTTGCCCTCGTTGCGGCTCCGGATATTCTTGACGATCTGGTTGAAGGGTAGGTCTAGGAAGATGCAGCCAAAGCTCCTCTTGCCAAACATGCGGATAAGATCGCATGAGTATTTGTAGGTCGTGGACAGGAGCATGTGCTCAAACAGCATCACTTCCGGGGCGAAGGCGTCCCGAAGGAAAGCAAGGTGCCGCTTAATGTCGTCAACGTCCCGGTAGCGATCGCACCCCACGCATCCGGCCTTGGTATAGTCCCCAAGGACTATCTGCGGGCCGCTCTGCATGAAGGCGATATTCTCGACGGATCGGAGCTTCATGTCATGTCGCTTGATAAACGACTTCATCAAGGTTGTCTTTCCGGAGCCGGAGCAGCCGCGTATCATGACGAGCTTCATGGCCTACCTCACAAGCCGGATTAGGGGCAGCTTGCTTGCGACAAGCTCGTTGATAAGGCGCTCCGTGTAAAAGCCGTCCCAACGCGTCCCCTTTTTTATCTTCTCGACGGCACACAGGCTTGTTTCGATACTGTACACGTTATCGTGCGTGTCGGCCTTAGCGCGATCCACGAAAGCATCGAGGGTAGGCTGGTCGTGGACGCGGCCCGATATGATAGCGCCCTTCGTGTAATTTTCCTTGGGGTCATACTTCATCCGGAGGTCATCGACGGGGCAGGGCCAGAGGTTATAGAAGCACTCCAAGAAAAGGTAGGCCGCGTATCTCCCAAAATAGTACCACTTTGAAACGACCTGATACTGCTGATGCGTTGTCTTGCAAGCGATTACGTCCGAAAACATGCTTTTGTTCAGCGCCGCCATGCACTTTTCGAAGCGTCCGCAGATGCCCACATAGCGGCGATCCGTCCGGAATGCCAGCGACGTTTTGGGCGTCCGGGGATTGTCCAGCAGGCGTATGGCTGAAGGGAGGTTGTACGTCAATGAATAGTAGTACAAGAACCGGAAGGCATCCCAGTCACTGATATGAAATTCTTTGACGTAACGGGCCGCGAAGCGCTCCTCAACCGAAGCGTCGCCGCGTAGGTGATAGGCTATGTACCAGTTATAGTCCATTAGCATGGCGGCACCTCAATCGTTTTTTCCCGGTTGAACTTGTAGACAAGGTCGCCGTTGTCATCGTAGCCGATAGGGACAAGGACTTTTTCAAACATTCGGTACGGACTTTGCCCCCGGTTGGGGTTGTTCCAGAGATAACGCATGTAGTCCTTCATGGTCATGGCGTAAAACTTGGCCTTATTCTCCGATGAGTTTTTGTTGAAGCCGATCGCGGAGTTGTACTCAAACGTGTCGAGAAATCCCATGTCCTTCGCGACGTCGGAAAAGCACACCGTGCCTTTTTTCTTCGCGACTTGGAGGGCATACGAGAAGTTGCCCCGGGAATAATTGAAGGACGGCGGGAGGCCGCAGCAGCAGCCATTGTTGGAAAGCTCCTTGAAATGGGCATCGGACACATAAAACCGCATGTCCAGCTTTTTGCATAGGTCATACATCTTCTCGATGTAGGGCCGCTTGATTTTCT